ATGCACATGCGGGGTATCAACTTTGTATTAGGTCTCGGCGTCGCGCTCGGCCTGTTAGCAGGCTGTCAGGCGGCTTCACCGGCAACTAAACAAGCCAGCAGTCAATCATCTAAGACTAGCGCTAAAAGCGTTCACAGCTCGGCTAAACACCAAGCACAAGCACGGCCTTATCAACATTGGCATACCGTCAAAGATGTTCACTTGCCTATTTTGATGTATCACAGTATTTCTAGCGGGAACCAGTTACGTGTCCCCGCCAAAGAATTTCAAACTGAAATGACTTATCTAAAGGCACACGGCTACCGAACGCTGACTGCCAATGAAGCCGTATACGCGCTCAAACATCGGCGAATTCCACAAAAGAAGATTGTCTGGATCACACTCGACGATAGCTATAAAGATAACATGACAGCAGCTTGGCCAATTTTGAAACAGACGCACCAACACGCCACCATTAATTTTATTACCGGCTTTACCCATAAGAAAAACCACTTAACTTTAGCTGATGCTAAGCGGATGCAAGCATCCGGTAATATTGATTTTCAAAGTCACACCGTTCGCCATCTGGATTTAAATAATTTAACTTACCAGGTTCAACTTACGGAATTATCAAGTTCCAAAAAATGGCTCGATCATAATTTACAACAGAACACACAAGTTATTTGTTACCCAGCCGGCCGTGCTAATCAGCAGACCATTAAAGCCGATAAACAGGCTGGCTATCAGTATGCCCTATCAACGGCACCTGGCATCGCCACCAGCACACAGAACCCATACAATCTCACTCGACAACGGGTCGTACCTGGAATGTCGCTAACGGCCTTTCAGACACTATTAACGAGTAATAATTAATTCATAGGACCCTTACTTGTGACACGATCCCAAAACCCTTTTTTATGAGCGCTTAACAGTGCTGTTGTGATCACAACAGCCAAAACGCAAAATTGGGGTTTTAATTTGATACCAATTAGCAAAAGAGAAGCGTCATAATGCTGATATACCAGCATTATGACGCTTCTCTTTTTATCTACCGACGTCAACTTATCACCCGCACGGTAGTTATACCATCAAGGGTAGCACGCTATAAATGCCATTTATAAGCTGTTTCTGAAAAAGAGAGATATTTTATTTACAAATCGTGGAAGAGCACAAATTAATTTAATATTGGTCATTTTTTGATGTTTTGCTTTTTCCACTATTATATACCAACTTATTATCTTAAACACAAACAAATCCCACACCGGTCAATTAAGGTTAGTGTGGAATTTGTTGTCATTTTTTCCAAAGTTGTTAATCACAGCAATGCAATTAAAGTGTGGCTAGTATCGACTTTACCTAGTCAGATTTAACTTGGATCTTTTCTCTCCACTGTATTTCTGGAAATCCCATTAAATCTAACACTTTTCCTATCCCAATTGACTTTAACTTATAATTGCTTTTTTCTATAAGACTATTGATACTATACGTCATTGCTTTAAACTGCTTACGTGTCAAAACCAAAGCAAGTAACGATATGAGTGCAAATAAATCTACTGGCTTTTCTAAGTCATCGAACATTGGGTTATTCACATAGTACTTGCTGAACAACGACTTCGGAATCTTTGTCCTTAAGCTGTAATTGTAAAAACGTTCATCATGTGCACAAACATTTCTAAACAGATTTGCAACAATAATTAAGGATTTCAATTCTCCTGTATCAATCTTTTCACTGGATTTCCAATGCAATTTATAATATTCACTGAAGTCTCTCGCAACTTTCTCCTTTAGGTTTTGATCCAATGAGTCATAAAGATATTGTATTTCACCAAAAGTCAACGTATTAACTAGCACCCACAACGGTACATGGGTATGTTGCTGAACATAATGAATAATGCTAGGCTTACCATACCTTTCATTTCTTCCCTGTTGAGTTTTAGTGAAAGGTTTTTTAAGTTTTTTAGAACGTTGGACAGATCACCAATATCGTTGGAATAATTCACAATATTTAAATAACTGTACGGGTCTGGAAATTTTTGTGCAAACTCATAACTTATAATCGACTTTAAGCGGGATTCAAATCAACAAATAATTTAATACTATATTTCTCAAATCTCTGTCAAATCCATATAGTGTATACACATCTGAAAAAGTTTTATGGATAAACATCTCAGGCTTAAGAGCCTCACCTGCACCATCTTTTCTTAAAAATGGATCTTTATAGCCATTAATTACACTGTAATAATTATTATTAAGTAAAACCTGTCTTGCATAATCTGTGTTATCAATTTTCATACCACGATTCTTCAACATCTTTAATTGAGCATCTAAACTGGTAAAAGGTTTATCTGTACTGTATGTCATATGGTCTACTCCTAAAAAAAATCCACCCGCGGACGGAATGGACAAGGTCTTATGTGTGTAATGATATAGATTGACGACATTTTTGTCAAGAATTTGATTATCACTTAGATGTAGAAAGACGAATATTTTCCTATATTTAGTAATTGAATGATCAAATGGTTTGCAAAATCACCATATGTTGTGTTTATTTTTTTATGTATTAAAGTTGCACGATTTCTCATGTATTCCTATGATAACAGTAGAACCTAGTAATATCTGGTTTTCTCTTTCGCTAAGATACTTTTTCTTATGTATTAGCCGTCTGCCTTTACAGCAGGCGGCTTTTTACGCAAAAATCCCCCCACGTCGAAGCGCAGGGGAATTAATCAAGTTATAACTATCATCTAGAAACTACACTAGAGACAATTGATATTATACTTATTACTTGCTATTCTGTAAAGTCTTGTAGTTATCTAATTAGCTATATTGACAGCTAATAATGCTAAATCTAAACTCTCACTAACAAAATATACAGGCAAGCAACACAAAGAAATCTTCCACTCATCAAGCAGAAGATTATCCTCATCACTTCCGGCACCACTAACCGACAATCTTGGGGGGATTTGAAAGCTGTGATACTAATAACAGGACAAGGGACATAATAACACTTGTCGGTTTATATCACAATACCGAAAGTAATCTATAGAAAAATATTAATAAGTCCTTGTTATATTAATCAGGTTTAATGTATAATAACTGTGTTCTTTATTATCTTAGGAGAAACAGAACACCCATTTTATTTATTTAAACATTGGGCCAGTCTTGACTGGCTCTTTTTTATATATTTTGTTAACAAAAAATCCCCCACGCCGAAGCATGGGGGACTAGAACAGTTCACGATTATTATACTACTTTTTCTCCTGATTGTGAGGCGGATTCTGACGCCATTTCAGTGTCAGAAGCTGCAGAACTATTCACTGTAGCGACTGTGGACGTTGGTGTTTGCGCCTCGTCAGCAACCGCATTAGCCGTCGTTTCAACTTGGCTTTCCTCGTCACTTTTAACTGTTGGTACTGTCACTGTTTGAACGTCAGTAATAACGCCCAGCATACCAAGGATTGTTAATACTGTGTTAATAACGGCAACAATGGCTGACCAGTCACCAGTAAACTTAATGCCAAACATGGCAAAGATTTGTTGAATCAAAACGATCAGTAATGAAATAATCCCAGCAATCAACTTACCATTTAAGCTTCCATCGGCATTCTTGAAGATAATTTTTTTAATCATTATTTTCCCTCCTAAAGGAACTTTTCTGCGATATAAATAACTAACGTGACGAGCACGCCACTAACCAAGACACCGATCAACCAATTTTGAATGGCTGTCACACGGTCGATTTGATGGCTAGCTTCAATAGACTTGGCCAGTGCCTTGTCCGCTTTGTCGCCAATGTCGTCAACTTGATTCAGCTTTTCTTCGATGTTCTCAACTTTCGTTTTGGTGGCGGCCACATCCTTTTGAATATCCATTAATAACTTGGTTGTATCATCGTATTGTGCCATTACCGCACCACCAATCGCTGGCCGGGATAGATAGTGGTGTAAATCGTCTTGCCATTCTGACTAGCTAATGTAGTCATGCTCAGACCGTTGCGTTGAGCAATTGACCACCAGCTGTCGCCAGACTTGACTGTGTAATACGTATGAGTTGCACCACTCTTTACATATTCCAGCGTATTACTTGCCGGACCGGTTGCTAAATAGCCATAACCATTAAATCGTGGCTGACGTACCCAGCGATACCCGCCCTGAATAATGGCTTGATCAGTTTTTACCGTGGTTCCAGCTGGCAAAATAGTGATCGTGTTTGATGACGTTGACGCGCCTGTACGCAGCTTAACCGCCGTCTTGAGTGTGTAGGTCTTCTTTTCCTTGACCCACTTGGCTGAGGCAGCTGGCTTGGAAATGTTTTTGTTGGCTTTTCGGTTGTTGGCCTTAACTGCATCCTTATTAGTTGGCTTGACCGTTGATTTCTGACCAGCTGTGTAGTAATCAGTATAAAGTTGACTGACGTCAAATCCACCGTAGCTAATCCGGAAACGAGCTGACCCGGACCATTGCCAGGCATTGTTATTCGTATACCACTTCTGACCAGACATGACATAGGGGTAACCAGCAACCCAACCTGTTTTGCCCTTGATGGTCATCTTGTTGTTAGCCCATGATCCAGACGTGTAAATGTCGGCCCGATAACCAAACTTCTGAATCTCTTGCATGAAGGCGGCATTATTGCGGTCGTTGGTCGCTTGTGACAAGACCCCTTGTTCCTCAGCCGATTCTACGTCCGTTGCCAATACTGCGCCCACCGGTAGTCCGGCCGCTTTGGCTGCCTGACCAGCAAAGTCAGCTTCGGCAATTGCTTGAGCCTTAGTCTTATAATGGGCAAAATGATAGCCATTGACGTATAAGCCAGCCGCTTGACCATTAGCGATATTGCTAGCAGCATAGCCATCTTTGAAGGTTGTGCCTTCACTAATCTTAACGGTGAGGGCCTTAACACCAAACTCGTTACGCATCGAAACATACTCAGCGGTACTCATGTAGCCATTGTTATTCGACACGTCGACCATATCCATGCGAGCAGCCTGACTGGTAACATTGACCATTAAAAAGGCCATAAAAATGGCGCCCACCGTTAAGATGAGTGCCTTTAACTTGTGCTTATTCAATTGTCTACCTCCTAATTTAATATATCTTCAAATCATATATCAAAAATCATTTATTTTATGACCTTGCAATAAAATTACCAATAATATTAGCAAGTTTAGCATAGCCTGCATCATTTGGGTGTAAGCCATCTGCAAGCCATTGAGTATAGTTAAGTTTGTTAACACCAAAAACGTGATATAAATCCAACACGGGGAAATGGTAGTACTCACCTGCAGACATGATTGCTTCATTGTAATCTTTAAGGTATTGGCCAATGCTATTAGTTGTGCTTTCAATATCGACTGGCGTATTAGCATCGTTAATTCTCGCACGCCACATCGGCAATATTAAGAGAATATCAGCTACTGGGTTCTTACTATAAATATTTTTGATAACTAAATTAATGGCACCTAGCATTGTCTTATCAGTTGTGTCTGTTAATGTGCCAATCGGTAGAGATTGTGCGAAGTCATTAGTACCTGAAAATAATACAACTGTATTGCCACGAGTAAAATCAATCGATTTTGAACGAGTAACTAGTGAGATAGCGTCATTGCCAGAACCGTTTTGCCATGTTGCGCTAGAGACGCCTTCGTTATATACATTAATATTGGCGTTTTTAGAAATAATTGACGGATAGGAATGACTACTATCGCTTGCATGCAATCCATATGTTATTGAATCACCAAAAAATGTTAAGTTATCGTTAGTCGACAAATCGTAGTTACTTTGCGACTTGGGCGTTATCTTGATACATTTAGGATCGACATGCAGATACATTTCTAGATTGTAAGTGTTAAAAAAGCCAACTTGGAAACGTGAATCACTGACATTCAAGGGTGGTTGTTCAATTTCAAAATTAAGATTGCTTTTGTTGTAATAAATAAAATAAGTACCTTCTGTACTATAAGTTAACGTTTGATCAGCAATTCTAATGGTCTTTCGTCCATAATTAACGTTAGCTTCGTGAAACATAATCTTTTTGTCAACCGTATTCCATGTAAAAGCATTCCTCGTATCGCTAAAATAAATGTTGTAGTTAGGTGATGATTCAAAATCATCATAGTATGTCCCATCAACTGTAAACAAGCCGTTCAATTTCAACTTACCATTGTAACGAATTCCTCCAATTATTACATAATTTGTTTCAAAATCACCTGAAGATAATTTTGTCTGGATAACACCAGTAAAACGGTCAATTAAAATAAACCCTGTTTGATTTTTTATATCAAAGATAAAATCTTTTTCACCTGATTCATTAACAATTTGAATTGGATGAGGTGAACTGATAAAGGCATACTCATCCGAAAAGTGGATACTTTGGGTCTTTGAATTATAGTCAGGCAATTTGTTAGCTTCATAGATGTCAGCTGAATTTCTACCAGCTTTAGATTTTGCAACAATATCATTAAATTTATTAACGAAGTCGTCAAAAGTAATCGTGGTTATACTCGCACCAGACTCGTTCTCAATGTTGTTTGTAATGGTAAAACCGAGTGGTGCATCACTAGGATAAATACTTGTGCCTGCCTGATCAACCACCCAAATTTCTAACTGATAATCCCCAGCCGGCAGCCCTGAAATCAAATCCGGCATAGGCTGTAAATTAAACCAGCCTGGGTTTAGACCAGCCAAACTAGTAGTTGCGATAGACTGACTTCTTAAATAACCACTGGCATTGCCAATCTTGGCGGTAATACTAGTAGCCTTAGTTAAGTCGACAACTGACCCATCGTTTTTGCAAATGAAGGTAAACGTCGTTTCAGTATCGCCTTGCTTTATTTGCCGAGGCGATTTAATTGTAAATTCTAACGTTTTAGCCATCGTATAGCCTCCTTTAATTATGATTGGGCAGATGGCGCTACATAGTCTTCACCAGTAATTTCTTTGTACTGATCCGTTGTTAGACCGGCCCCCACAAATACCTTATAATAATTAGCATCATTTTGACCCCAAGACTTAAATAATTTGCATTCTTCATAAATTGTCATTATTTAGCACTCCCTTTACTTAAAGTTGCTATTTGACTAGCTTGTGACATAATCATTTGTTTCATTTGTGCAATATCAGTAGCCTGCTGCATAACAAGTTGCTGTTCAGCTGTGGGAACTGGTTGTGGTGTATCGGGTGTCACGTAGTCAGGATTTTTAACGATTTGATTATTCTTGTAAAGCCAACGACCGTCATCGCTAAAATTAGTAATAAAATCTACTGGTACGGTATTATCATCAACTGTCACGTTCATATCACTAGCGGCACCAATTGCTGTAAATCCAGTAATTACCCCAGTTGTTTCTACTTTTAATTTCATGATTACCACCTAACTTTCTGTAATTTTGATTCCTTTAATGTCGACAGCAATTGCATCAGTAACGTCTGTCGGGGTACTTTGATAAGTAAATTGGTCTTTGAACTGAGTAATCTTGATGTGAGTATTATCCGGATATTCCATAAAAACATTGTCAACATGAATACCGTTGTCATCAGTCGTCATGAACATTGCTTGGCCTTCCAGATAGAAGACATCAACATATTTATTCTGGTTTCGGAAATAAAAATGGAAACGCAGCACATCAAACAAAGTGCGGTCGCAGGTCAGTTGTATCGTATCGCCAACTTTCCAACTGCCACTATAAATCGGAATTCCACCCTTATTGAGCCAAGGGCCATACACACCATTGCGCTTATATTCTTCCCAGCCGGAACCAAGCCAATTCATGTAGAAATTATTAACATCTTGATAAACAAATAACACATAACCAGTTTTATTATTAGCTGGTAAATACGGTGGCGTCACTGTGCCAGTCGCCGAAGAATCATAATAATATAGTCCAGATTGCTTTTCAGCCCATACGTTCGTGGTTGGTTGAGCATTGACTAAAGGAATCAGGGAGCCGTCCTTAGTCAGTCCTAAATCTGACACAATTAACTTGCCGCTTAAAGTTTGATCACCACTTGTTTTTAAAAAATTAGCTAAATCGGTTTTCTTAGCAACTGCATTATCTTCAACCAATTGCTTATTGGCGGCTGCTTGATCAGATAGCGCTTGGCTCTGCTCCTGCAACCCAGATAAGCTAGACTTAATTTGGTCTGTTTCCGTTTGCAATGAAGCCTTGAATTTCTCCCAATCATTTAAGAACGGCGTCGTATCAATATCCATAAGAACATTATCTTTAGCTACCTCAAAGGTCATATCGATTGATGAGATAACTTGCTCATCCTTTTTGATTGCAAAATGACCAGTTACTGTTCCCGGAACTGCAAATACTTGTGATGGATAGTAGAACATTACTTGGCCCACTACATCACCAGCGGTCGTCACACCTTCGATCGTTAATGGTGTTCCCTGGGCGTTAGTTTGCTCCCAAACGATCAAGTAATCCGTCAGTGGGAATGGTTGGTCATGTTGCTTAAACCATACTGGCAATGGCCGCCGATTATCACCTTGACGTGCAAACAGGTAATCACCGATTGGCTTTACCTTCGCCGTCTGCATGGCTAGATCAATGACCAAATAATCCGTTGAAGCTACCATTTGTCTTCCTCCTAATATAAAAAGCCACGCTATTGCGTGACTTGATTAATTTTATTGATAAGATTGTTAATAGCGACCGTCATGGTCGCCCAATTCTGTGAAAGTTGCTGCTTCTGCACATCTGACAAGGCTAAACCAGTCAACCCGTCAATGTTAATACTCGGCCAGTAGCTACCATCATCTTGTGTCAACCAGTTATAGCGATTGAAGACTGCAATCAACTGATTAATTTGGCCCGTGATGGTCATAAACATGGCTTGCTGCCAAACATAGGCTTGACTATCATCTATGGGTAATGGTATGGCATAAGGTGCAAAAGTTGGCGCCGGAATGTCAAAACGGTTTAGCATGGTACTACTAATCGTATTCAGTGTCGCAGTAATGTTGTTGACGTTAACTTGGCAGACTTGTTGCCAGTACTGTGACCAATCGACATCGATACCACTAATTAATTGAATAGTAGCTAGTTGATACTGACTAGGTAGCTGTTCCATGGTAGTGATTTCCGGTGTCCCAGTCAATTGATAACTAATACCACCAACTGTGATTGAATGGTTGTTCGCTGCCGTCCAGTAAACTAATTTATCCGACTTATTTGGTGCGGTGTATGCCAATAGGTAATCATCTTGGCTATCAGTAGTAACACGCGTGCTGAATGTGTAACCTAACAACTCAGTAAAGAATCGCTGATAGTCCGATCCAACCTGGTTGAATATCCTTTCACTACTCTCATAGTAATTATGTTGAAATGCCCAACCTTTATCCGAGTTGTCCATAGTGAACACGATCATCTTGTCAAACCCCAGCATATCCATCAACAGGGTCTGACGTAGAGTATAGTCAGACTGTTGCTGAGCCGTATACATGCCATTGAAGTTATCTGTAACTGAATAGCCGTATTCCGTAACCGCTACTGGTAGGTTATGATTAGCGAATTGTTGACGCAAATATAATTCATCTTTATCGGTCAGGGATTGTTCTGGAATACCTTGATGATAAGGATGATAACTTGCAGCTTGGCCTACATTTAACATTCCCAGCTTAATTGCTGTTGTGGCATTGTCAATATTATTCTGATCACCTAGCCATGGAAAATCCCCAGTTATATAACTGGCTGTATCATCAGTAGCTACCAAACGTGCAAAATAATTATTCATGCTAACAATATCTGTTATGTTTGCTTTGGCGTCCTGATTTAACCAATAATGCCCACCACCAGTTGCTTCGTCAAATGCTTCATAGGTAATGCCTTGGCCTTGGTAATGATGAACTAAGTTGGTAATTAATTTTCGCCAATTAATTAAAGCTTGCTGGTAGTCAACATTTGTTTTATTGGTCAAACCATCTGTGACGAACCAGACTGGTATGATCACCTTAAGTCCAATAGTCTTAGCTTTAGCAACCGCATAATCCAAGCGGCTCCAATCGAACCCCTCAGCCGTGACTAAGCTGTCAACATAGGTGGTTCCTAATCGGACCCAATTAATGGGGAGCTGGTTCATCATTTCAAAATCATAGTCTACATTATCTTTAAAGGTTTCGTCATCGCCACCATTAAAATACATGCCCCATGCGTTTACACCTAGCTTATCAGTTATAGCAGCCACAATAGATTCCCACCTTTCTTGTTATTATTGCTATTATACGCTACTAGCCTGTACCATCATCTTTTTTCTCCTTTTCTACTTTCTGCCAGATGACTTTACCATCATTGCCAATGCTAGGTACCCATGCAGTACCATCTGGTGAGATCAACTGCCCAATTAAACTTAGTCGTTGGTCCAAGTCATCACTAGTAACTAACTCTGGTTTATTGGCAATCTTCTCCCAGCTAATTGGAAACTGCATTGAAAGAATATTAATAGCCTGTTGCACCGTCATTTTATCCATGCACAACACCGCCCAACGCATTAAGCTTGTCAAGTGTATTCACGTCGGTAATTAAATCATTGCCGTCTACAGCATCGAGCCCGGCTTTTAATTGCTCAATCTGTTTGCCAGAGTCATTATGTGCAGTCTGCAATCCCGCGGTGATTTGTGTAAAGCTTTTGGTCATATTGCCAAATGTCACGCTAGTCGTCGCTGGGTTAACCAAATCAATCACGGTTTCACTGATTCGAGTTTCAACATCCACGCCATTACGATCTCGAATATAGCCGTAATTTCCAACCTCACTGTTATTAATCATTCCAGGTACCGAGTTAGTCATGAAATCATTCAATGTCGCGGTTCGCTGAATTAGCGGCACATCTTGTAATTTCGATTTCAAATATGCCAGTAGGGAATCACTATTCGTGAACCGCTCATCAGAAATTGGATCTGCATCAATTACACCCCACGTTGTTGCGTTAGGACTGGTGTACTCAGCAGTAGCCAATGGCTTTTCCTTGTCGTCTAACTTACCTGTACCTTTAATATGCGTAGCAATCGTCGTGTAATCACTCTCATCTGTCAACGAGCTAAGATTCAATCCATCTAACCAAACGAAAGCATCACGCTTACCGACTTGTTTATAAATATCAATGTGCTTGCCCGTACTAGTCCATTCGAAATTGAAGTCCGACATCAAAGTGTTTAAGAATAAATCAAACGCTAATCCAGTACCGAAATCTTCAGAAAAATCATAATGATTGAAATCATCATGAATCGTATACGTAAAACCAGTGCCTTCAGTAATTAGCTGCATGCAGCTATCGAGCGACTGGGATCCCTTTATACTCTTCTCAACGTAATGGTCATTTAAATCGTGCACAGCGCCTAGAAACGTTGCTTTAACATTGCGACTACCACCGATGTTAGATCCATTCATGGTCTGAATACGATAAGCTTCGCCACTATCAGAATCTAGCAAAAGCGTGCGTGGTTGCAACATGCCTACAGCAGACGCATTCGTACCCGTGTTAATGAACGTCAATTCCAACTGCGCCACTTGATTCACGGTTTCAGTCAATTGTGCTGAAATTGGGATAACTGGTAGTTCGTTACCTGTTACATCACGTAAATAAAACACTGTCACACCTCCTAAACGTAATACCGTGTATCAAATTCCAAATCATAATTAGTTGCGCCTGCAATTTGTAGCTCGTTAATCCCTTTGACGTAATCTAAATAGGCATGATTCCCCTTGCTGTAGACATTTACGCCATCCACAACTGGAACCATGCCATATAAAATTAGAGTTTGGGATTTCTTCAACGCTTGATTTAACTGAAACACCTGCCCTGTAGTTTTGTTAGTAATTGATAACTGACTAGCCACATCTCCATGGAAGGTTAATGTGGCCGTCTTGCCATCAGCCATCAACGGAATTGAACCACCAACAAACACCTTGACGTCACTCTGATTGGTGAAACGATACGGTGGTAAACATGTAAACGGAATATCAAACCCTAATGGTATGTTATTCTTCATGTTGGCAGTGGTGTTAATCGTCTCACCAAATCCACCAGTAACAACTAGGTTAACTGTGATATCCTCCGTCATAATAGGTGACGCTTCATAAGGGTCTACATTAAAACCATCATCCGCATGGACTGGCCAACGAATCGATGGAATGACGCTACTAACAACATAAAAATCTTCGTAACCACGAAATAAATCAAACAGCTTCAACCGCATTAGTTCTTGGTCAACTGAGTCAATTGTTTTAACGTCAAAAACTAGCGGTATCTTGCGTTCACTCGTGTGTGTTTCAGATGAAGCTACATTGTACTTACCAACTGACGTGTAAGTTCGAGTGAACGTTGGTGCGGGAGGTGAAAATTTTTCTACCTGGATACCCAAATCAGATAGCCAGTAATTACTGCCATCCTGTTGAATCACTTGAATATCTAACTCCATCTATTTGCCTCCTCTCGCTCGGTCAATGACAACATCTTGACCTAGAGCCAGTTTAATTAACGGATATTGCGCATTAAAAAGGACGCCGTTATCCAGTTTGGCAGTGATGTTAACTGTCTTGCTAGTAATTGCGTCCACTAATGACTTGACCATACCTAATACCTCACCAGTTCCGTTCGCCGCTGCACCACTGACTGCGACGGGCCCACCGTTCTTAGGAACATCTAAGGGGATGGTACTCTTTAATCCAGCGGCCTGTTCCGCACTTGTAGCAACAAAAGCCTGCTGACCAAATGACATCTTGACAGCTTGATCCGTTAAATACTTGCTGTAATTCGACTGATCATCCGGAATATGAATCTCACGTTGGTTATGCTCAGATACCCATGCTAATTGCTTTTCATAGGACTCACCGCCCTTGTCAAAACGACGATGACCGCTTGGCGCCCAACCGCGATTCCACATCAAATCGTTGTACCAGTTTGAATCGTTAAATAACGCCAATAATTGGTCATAACCATTAGCACGGTTTCCATGGCCTTTAACCGCGTAATACCGGAATGTTTGTCCGATAAATTGAAGTAACCCCTGAGCAGGGTCAACACCAGTATTGACATCCACATAGCCATGTTGAAATACTGTCGGATTACCGCCGGACTCGTGATTGATGGTATTGAGAATTTTCTTAATACCATCTTCCGGCATCGATACGTGCATAGCAGCGGCGGCTCGTTTGATGTACGGAATCCACCGCGTTACTCCAGCACCACCCGGATTGCCAGCACCCTCAATGGCTAGTTTCTTTAGCCAATTGGTTTGTTTCTTTTCCCATGATTTTGTATCTGGTCCGAAATGACTTTGTGATCCACCTGGAAACAGGTTCATATCAAAACTTGAATCTATTAGTTTTTCCCAGTTCTTAATGGGGTGCTCCATGAACTTCATAGCATCACCAAATAGATTCTTGATCCAATCAACGATGTTGCCACCGGAACCAGTCGCAAACATTGGCAACCCCATCATTTTAAGGACTGGTGCTGCTTTTTCAGTATCCTCACCTGAAAAGACTTGAGCACCGACAGGCAAGTGGGTCACAGTTGGAACAGCCGGTGACAGTCCTAATGATCCATTACCGTAATCAATCAATTCTGGCTTATAACCATCACCGACTATTGCAGTTTCAGGACTTGTGATTTTACCATTAGTACCGGTTTTATGTGGTATCCCTGTCGTTATACTTAACTTGTTTTCAGTTGCTGTGTAAGAACTCTTGCCACCAACAGCTTTAGACAATGCATTAACACTAGCTCCACCTTGATCGAGGTTATGAGCCACACCTTTTCCAACTCCGCCAGCAGACTTCAGGGGGTCGGCGGCTTTCTCAACTAGGCCTTGATTGAATGATTCCATTGTATCGTTACCAGCACCAACAGCTTTTTGCCCCAAAGTCATAACATCTTTAATGGTTTGAGCAGTCCCCGTAACCGAATTAATAGGCACCTTTTTCTCACCGTTGATACCATCGTTATAACTATCCATGGTCTTACGGCCGCTTTCACCAATATCAATATTAGTCTTCCCCTTAACCATCGCTGCTAATACTTTCAAGTAGTTTTCAGTTGAAATTTTCTTATCAGCATAAGCCTTGTTGAGAGTATCCATGGTCCATGACCCTTCGCCAGTGATATTGATTTTAGCTCCACTCTTTACTGCCGACTTTAGCTTATTCAATGCAGATTTAGCACCAGGGATTCCTAAATCAATACCATTTGCTAAGGTATCAATATCTTTTTGACCAATCTTTTTCAAGTTATGATCAAAGATATTAGAAATTGCTTTACCATAACGTGTCTTTAAACCACTCTTGGTAATGATACCTAAATCCAAGCCTAATTTGAGTGTTTGAATATTGCTCTTGCCCAATTTAGATAAATCTTGCTTAAAAATAGCAGCATATTGTTTGTCATAGCGGCTTTTCAATTGAGCGTCAGTGATATCACCACTTTTGAGTCCTTCTTTTAAAGTTGCTATATCAGTTTTTCCGAGTTTTGATAGATCCTTAGGAAACAAACCGGTAATATTGTCTCCAAATTGTTGTTTCAAATCTGAAATAGTCACGGCACCATCGGTTAACCCTTGTTTCAGGGTATCTATTTCTTTTTCACTCAGTTTAGATAGGTCGTGTGGGAAAAGACCAGTAATTGTATTTCCAAAAACAGGAGCTAAATCTTTCAAAGATAAGATTCCCGTTGAAAGACCTGATCGAAGTTCTTCCTGTTCAGAATTGGTTAAATCACTGATATTCTTTTTGCCGTCATCTTTGAAGCCAGTTAGAATTGAATTGAAATACACTTGTGCTTCTTCATAACCCTGTTTGCTACCAGATTTGACATCAGTCCAAAATTGTTGTGCAGTTTTGTATCCATATTTGCCAAGAGAAATGTTTGCAGCGCTATCAGAAAGGTCAAGTCCCCATTGCTTAGCAACATTGGCTGGGTTTCCCAAAGTGCCTTTATTCAAAGACTTAACATAATTATCATGCGTTTTTTCAGCACTTGCGGCCAATTTAGCACCTGCTTTTGTTGTCTCCGCCAGCATGTTATCAGCATCAACCTTTGCTTGTGCAGCTGCTGTAGAGTTGGACATTCCCATTGCTTCATAGGCTTTTTCCTGAGACTTCTGGAACTTAGCTATATTCTTTTCAATGGTCCCATGTGCGTTAACTTGATCATCAATGTACTTCTGGTTATCCTTCTTATGGTCCGCAATCCATTTGGCTGCTGATTCTTCACTATTGCTTACATCGTCCCAATAGAGCTTTTCCTTTTTGCCATTTTCATCAGTAATCGTTTTCGTGTATTCATCATCAAGCGTTTGCTTGGTACGTAAGCTTTCACGACCATTATTGTTATACGCATCGCCGGCCGCTTTTTCAGTTTTGATGTATTCCAGTGAGGCCTGAGTTTGTTGCTTGTTACGCTTAGCGTCAAGCATGGCAAGTGCTTGGTCGTATTGGTCCTTGCTAATTTGGTCATTTTTTCTTAGTGATCTCAGCTCAGACAGACTCTTCTTATAACTATCACTTGCCTTGCCATAAGTCTTGGAATATGCCGAATCTGCTGACTTGACGTCCGCCTTATACATGCCATCCGTGATAGTGCCATGTTGTTGAACGTAGGCTTTATATAATGCTTGCTGGTCCTTATAAGCCATACCAAACGCGGAGACTTGCGAGTCAATGTAAGCTTCAGCCTCATTTAGCTTGGCCTTCTGAGTAGCAGACAACTTAGAGAAGTCACCGTCAACTGACTTTAAAATGCTCTCCATCGTTTTTTTAGCTTTTTCAAGCTTACTAGTTTGCCCATCAGCCCGCTTGTCAACACCCTTTTCGACTTGCGTTACCCAGCTATTGCCAGCACTTCCAAAGCTTCCGGATAAGTCGGATAGTGCATCCATCCCGGCCTTTTTAGTCTTGGAAAACTGTTGTTCAACCAAATCAGCCATCTTACTGTATTTAGTAACCACATCGCTAGATAATTGTTTAGACTGCTTACCTACCGCGGTGTCCAATAGTGCCATATCATTCTTGGCTTTTTGATGTAGTTCGTTGAATGAGCCAATTGCTTTTTGCGAGTTTTGACTAATATTGGCACCATATTCGTCCATCGAAGCACGTTGACGCTTCAACTGGTCACTATGCTCCTTGCCGGCTTTAATCGCAAAGTAAGTTGCTGTTCCCACAGCCGCTACACCTAACACGACCGGGGCGGCAGCTGCAGCCAATGCACCTAATCCGGATACTGTACCTAGTGCTGAACCACCTAATCCTAGCAAAGAAGCTGAACCTGCTTCAGCACCACCACTAAGACCAGCAATGACAGTACTGGCCGCACCGCCATCTTTAACTAAAGTTCCAAATAACGGTGATAGTTTAGCAGCACCAACCAATAGTTTCATAGATCCACTAGTTAGTAGCCCTACACCAGAGGTCAATTTCCCAAACATGCTAATCAATGGACCACCAGCTGCAACAGCTAAGCCTGTATTAAGAATTATCTTCTGCGTTGCCGGATCTAAGTCGCTAAAACGGTCTAGCATATTCTTTAACTCACGAATAATGGGCGTGAGGGTTGGTAGGAATTTCTGCCCAAATTCAATTTCTAAAGCGTTCAAACTAGATTTAAATTGGGCCATAGTAAACTGACTCGTGTTACGCATGGTTTTGTTGTATTTATCAACGGTTCCATTGCTGTGTTCGATCTCATTAGATAACGATTTGTACCGGTCAAGATTAGCGTCCATCAAGGTCATCCCGACCTTCATGTTTTCCTGACCAACAACGTTATACATAAATGACTGGCGCTGCTTATCATTCATCTTCTGGTAAGCACCCTGCATTTGTCCAAGAATATCAAAGACGTCTTTCATTTTGCCTTTGCTATCGAATACTTGAATATTGTATTTCTTTAAATCCTTAGCTGCTTGGCCTGTCCCTGTTCCAACTCGTGTCATCAATGATGACAGCCCCGTACCAACAGAGCTAGCGTCAATACCAGCAGACTTTAAGCGCCCTGCAATTGCCATAAATTCATATGTTTTAACGCCCATGGCGTGCATTGCAGCACCAGCATTACCACTAATTTCTTTCAAATCGTCTAATGACATGGCTGACTTATGGGTGGCTTCAGTCATCTGATTCATCAAGCTATTACCATTCTTTATTACAGTACTGTTTGAACCCAAGTTCTGACCAAATTGTTCAAGCATAGAAGCGGTCAGTTTAATAGACTCCCCAGACTGATCGGAATTAGCGGTCATAGTCTTTAACAACTCTGGCATCATTCCCATGGCTTGTTTGACATTGTAACCATTAGAAACCAATTCAAGCATACCATCATTGATTTCTTTGGTACCAACACCAAACTCTTTGGACCATTTTAATGTGTCTGAAGATAGATTCTTCATAATTGAGCTTGTTTGGCTAGCAGAGTATCCTTGTGCAATAACTTCCTTACGGATATCAGCTAATTGATATTGATAATCGGAAGCGGCTTTAGTTGCTACACCCAGTGCTGTGACAATAGGTACCGTAAAACCAATAGTGGCCTTACTTCCAAGAGAGCTAATCTTTTCACCAGCATTTTGTATCTTAGTACCCATTATCATGGCTTTGTCAGCTGCGGCAGCCATTTCAGGTGTTAATGCACCAACACTCTTTTGCAACTTGCCTGCTGACAAAACCAGAGCTTGCTGTTCACGTTCAAGGGCAGCATATTTACTTTTAGCTGCTACTACTTGAGCAGAATTATCACCTTCTGCTCGTGACAGACGACCAATTTCACCAGCTGTTGCTGTCATCTCTTGTCGGTTAGCTTGCAACTGTGCTTTATAAGAGTTCAACTTAGAAACTTGAGAAGACATGTGCAGCCCTGCTTGTTCTTGAGCGGCTGATAGCTTACTATAACTGGCTGCAGTTGTCTCTAACCCTTGATTCAACACTTTTAAATTGGCAGCTGCTTTCGGGCTAACATCCACGTCTTTAAATGTTCGCTTAAGAACTTCGGCTTGTGCAAGTGCCTCTTTAGCGATTAAGTCCACGTTAATCTTGACACTACCAGCAATATCAGCCATCTACACACATCCTTTCTATATTTTTCCTTGCTCCCGTAACTCTTTCATCCGTAACGCCTTGTGTGGCATGTCTAAATTAGCTAGCTCGATAGATAGTTCATCTGGTGTCAGCTTGCCGTCGCCATCGGTGTGAGCTTGCTTTAAACCATAAATTAGCTTCATTTGTTTCAAATAAGTTTGCGTATCAGCATCCATATCATCGCTAACCTTGGTCAGTCGAAACCTGATAACTTTTTTAAATTGCGTATCTTCATTCAGACCGTCCAACATAGTTGTAAATCGTTCCCAACTAAGACTATCCCGGTCTAAATCAATACCATATTGTTGTTGAAAACCAGCCTTAATTAACGATTCGTCTTCATCAAAATCAAAAGACCGCTTACCAGATTTGAGCACCTTGGCTCGAACACGATCGCGGTCATTATTGATTTTTGTATTAAATATTTCAGACAGTAACTGACCCTTGTCCTTAAAACGTAGCTTGCTCGTATCGTCCAATACCAGCGCTTTTAAGCTGACTTCTACACGCTCCGGTATAGTGAGACCTTCATCCCGGATCGCTTTAAAATAGAGCAACACCATGCGAAATGAAAGGTCTAAACGATACCGATGTTTCCGAAATACGATGCTGTTAGTGTTTATCTCGGTAAAACTCATTGTTCATTCTTCCGCAATTCTGTAATGGACTGTAAGTACTTATCGCGATAATCGGAAATATCCGTATGTTGTTCTACGTTAACCATGATTTGAGCGACAACTTTAGCAAATACCACCATGGAATCATTGCAAGTATGATATAGTTCCTTGCCAGCATCCTTACCAAACATGCCATCAAGTAATTGATAAAAGCGTTCCTTAGCTTCAAGCTTATATTTGTTCTGAATATCATCGTACATTTGTAAATAGCGTCGTTGTAGGATTTGTTTCTTATGATCTAACGCCGTCATTGGTTCATTAATCATATCTTTTTCCAATTGAGCTTCTTTATCAGTTAACTCAACTGATCGATGATGTAACTCCTGCTGTAATTTCACCTCAGCCATTTTAATATCATTATATTGATCTGTAAAAACAGCAAATGATTTATCAGCAAAACTTGCCGTGTAATTCTTATCACCAATTTCAAACGTCATACTGTCACTAGGAACCTCTAATTTAATTACATCACTCATGCTAGTACCTCCTAATATTTTTAGTGCTATGTATGGCGGATTACTCCGCCACTTGCCTACATACTCTTTACGATAGCGCCATCGCTAGTAGGCAATGATTGAACATTTGATGGCGTTGTTATTTTGACGGGTTGTCGTTGTCAGTTGGCATATTGGCTTTAACGCCAAGAATAATCGCATTTTGACAAGGTGTATCCTTCAATGCAGTTTGCATATCAGTAGGATTGCTTGCCTTGATTACTGTAGGAGTAGCATTGTACGTCATCGTTACCTTGAAGCTACCGTTATCGTCCGCAGCGCCACCACCATCATCAATGTCAGAGAATGTTCCCATACCTGATTCAATCGCATTAGGTGTTAATGAACCATCTTCTTCTTGTACCCATTGGACTTTACGGAACATCCGTTCACGTAAGCCACCAGTCTTTTGCTTCATGTCGGCAATATCATCTTGGGCCGGGTTCCCAATTGAACGATCACCAGAAATATCATACGATGACGTTACACCAGTAACTGTCTGTCGTTCTTGGCCACCACCATTGTAGTAGGCAGCAGACTTCTTCTTATCAGTATATTTAGGCGTTACAGTCGTAATCCCATCACCTAAATATAACCAGTTGATCGTCTTATCTGCCGCAGTTTTTCCTACCCAATATTCATCTAAATAGTTTTCTTGAATTGACCCCTGGACGTTTCTGTCGTTCGGGTCAGCTGTTGGTGTTGTAGTATCAGCCATTTTGCATTCCTCCTAAATTAAATAATTACTTGTACACTAAAAGCGCCTTGATAGACACCATACTTTTGAGCATCTTGACCATCGTCATCCTGAACAGTGGCTAGAAACTCCGGTGAGGTTGTCATCTTAGCGCTTATGAATTTGAAACTTCCATTCTCACTTTTGATTGATATCGGCGTTGCATTCTCCATGATGTCCATAATGGCACTGAGAGTGTTAATACAAACAATTCCGTGTGGATGTTTAGCAGTGATTGCAAATGCAAAACTACGGCGGCGGCGACCGTCATAATATCGCGTTGCCGGTCCAGCGGGTTGCAATGTATAACTCAGTGACATTCCAGGAGCATAGTCATTGCCAAGTGTTAACGTATCAAACAGCTTAACGTTAGCACTAATATAATTAGCAACCCGAACATCCAGATCAAGGTCAACTTGACTCACTACGTCGCCCCCAATCCGTGTGCCACGAGCGCTGCCCAATTGTGACCATTAACCAAATAGGCTTTATCAACCCAACCCTTTTGCGCTAACGCATGCTTAGTGTGGTTATAATTCAAAGGCCGATTCGTCACTACTTTGTGATAGCCTCTCCGCTGACCCATTGTATCCGGTGCCTTCACCATTACTTTACCACCGTACATATAGGCCGCATACGGCTCTGTCCAAACAATAGTAACGCCAGTACCGGTTTGAATTCTCGATACATGGCCAGCTAAATCACCATTTAGAAATGGCACATATTGGTCAGAATCATGCACAATCACATCTGCTAGTCGGTTTGTCAGCACATTAAGATTATTCAAACGTGTAACTAATGGTGACAAGTCTACTTTGTTAGTCATTGCAGCACCCCTTCCCAATGATGAACATGCGTACCGAAATTATAAATAGGATCAAGACTCTTCACGATTAGCGATTGGTGAGTACTTTGTACTTCAACTTTGTCGTTAATCTTGGGCAACCTATCTAGTGGCGTCGAGTTAGTTGAATCCACAATTAGTGTATAGGCCCCGGTGACAACCTGTGCACTAGCATTACCACCAACGGATTGAACCGACACTGAGGTTGCAGGTTCGACTCGTACATGTCTAATCGTGTAGTCATCAGATCCATTACTATCTGAGCTTGTAATCCATGAATCCTGTTTAGTTTTATTAGCGTCGCAGGGTGTCACTTTGATGGCATCATCTAACAACTCGATGGGAATTGGATCAATAATATCATCCATTTAATGCACCCCACGATACAATAGGCCAGTTGGTCGTAAGTAGTTGATTGCCGCATTGGAGCGTTGTGCCGTACCACGTGGCAGCGTTGTGGGCGCTGACTTATCATAACTAAATTTGCCTATCGTTACATGACTAATCCCTTTAGCCGATTGTTTAGCGTTAGCTAGCTCTTCAACCCCACCAGAATCAATAAACCATTCAATCTGAGCGCAGACAGCCTTCTTCACGTTAATTCGGTCAGCCTCAAGTGGCAAATCATCAAGATTATGCGAATCGAAATAATAATTTGCGTATTGATTGACCATCTCTTCGGCTCGCATTTCCAAAGGTTCAAAATTTATAATTACTGGTACTTTCTCGCCAAAATAAGTGTTAGCGTAAAAATCTTGATCTACTATCGGCATCTAATCACCTCTAACCAGCAGTTACATTGGCACCATCAGTGGTTGCTGTAGCTTTAACATTTTGTGGATCAGCGGGCTTGGCAGCAAGAACCGTAAATCCCAGAACATCTACCTTGTCACTCACTTGGCTACCGTCCACATAGGCAACCTGATAGTCACCAGTAGCGACAACTGTTCCAGCTGCTAAGCCAGTAATTGCCACACTGGTTGCATCACCAGTCGCAATTGCCGTTTCGTTGCCCTTTTGATAAGCATTCAACACTTTAGCCATTCTACATTCCTCCTAATTTTAATTGCCTACTTTGCTGTGATCTTCGCACCGTCATTCGTAGGCATTACTTTAACATTAGACGGTGGCATTATTTTGACGGCGTATCAGATGCCACAGCTTTACCCTTATTGGATTTTTTAACCGTAGCATCCTTAGTGCTGGTTACGTTTTGGTTAATAACAGTACCGCCTTCGACATCAAATGGATTAATGACTAACAACTTAGTGTCATCATAGATTGCAACACCATAATGTTCATCGGCATTAAACTTAGTGATCTTATGATCCATATCGCGACCCTTTTCAGAGAGAACGTTCCGCTTCATGTAGGTACGCATTGCACCCGGCTTAACTGCCAAGGCGGAGCCTTCTTTGATTTTACGTGACCGCACAATTTGCCATCCGAGTAACTCACCAAATGTGCCATTAATCAAGATGTTGTCGCCTAAATCAGTTGCTCGCGTCCAGTTCTCAGCAGCAGCCTTACGTAGTTTATTGACATCTTTAGGATTCATAAACAATACGCCCGTGGTCGGTGAATCATCTTCTACTGCGTATTCACTCGTATCATCATTAAATGCAGCTTCAATCGCATCGACCATATCCAATGACGTAACATCAACGCCAGTACTTAGCGTAAGTCGTGCTTTCATTGCAGTAGCCAAGATATCATTGTCAATCTTAGATGCAATTGCCATCGTAATTTGTCGCTGACCTTCGCCTACTGGATCTCCGTATCCGGATAGAGCGGCTTCGTCAGTAATCTTGACACCTTTACCTGCTTTCTTAATCGTGAACATGTCGGTATCTGTTGAAAGACTGGCATAATCAATAGCACCACCTTCATCGATATCCGTCGCATCTCCGATATACTTGTATCGAGGTACAGTTACATCAGTACCTGGTCGACCTTCAAGTGTGGTGTCAACAGGTGCAATAGCACTAAACCGAATTGCCTTAGGTAATTTAGCACTAATCATCGCAGTCATAACTTGTGGATCAATCAGGTTATCTAATACAGTTGTTTCATCTGCCATGTGTTATTTCCTCCTAATTATTTGTTAGTTTTGTAACAGCTTGCTTGTATACATCCGGGTGCTCAAGTTTCAGTTTGGCAGCTTCACCGTAGCTAATCTTTGATAAATCTGGCACTGTAACGTTACCTTGACCACCACTAAGGTTCTGACCGGCAATGGCTGTTCCTTGTGCGGCTTCTGCACCCTTAAATGCTGGGTTACGCTCTAAAACCCCAGTTAACGCTTCATCGATTGTTTTCACACCATTAGCTTTACTTGCTAAGTCAGCCTTAGCGAGCGCCAGCGCATCACTCAAATGATCAGCATCAACTCCCTGTTTAAGAGCAGCTACTTGAGCTTCCGCATTGTCAGCGCGACTAGTTTCTTTTGCAAGTTTACTGGTAGCCTTGTCTAACTCACCGGATTTAGCCTCCAATGCACTCTGATTAGCCGCTACATCTTTATTATGTTGTTCAACGACACCTTTCAAGTCATCCTCGTTATCGAACCCAAGTGACTTCAATAATTCAGTACGCGCTTCTGTGGCTACCTGCTCAGTATCAATTGGTGCAGTAGTCTGGGTTGGGTCAGTTGCAGACGTTGTCGCTGGTGTCGCTGGATCATTTTCTGCCATCTTTATTGCTCCTCTCTAAATTTAGGTATAAAAAATAAGCCTTTTAACGCCATGCTAAGGGCACTACTGTTTTTCTCGATTGTATTGACGTACTAGTCCATGCTTTTTAACAAACTGACGAGTAACTGACTGACGACGTCTCACTAATTCTTGTGCAGCCGTAATATCACTTTGATCACCAAGCTTTTTAGCTGCTATCAGTTTACGCTTAGCTTTTCGCACCTCACGTTCAAGTCGTCGCTGAGTTTGTTCTAATTGATAACTAACAGCATTGTCATCATCTGACTGCTGTGGCACTGGCATTGAACCGTGGCCTTCAATATATGGAATCGTATAATGTCGACAATTAATGCCCCCAATGCCAGTAATCGTACCGTATCCCGTTGTTGATTCGAAATCTGGATACTTGTCTGTATTACCGTCCAAAGAATAAACTTGGTCTTGATACTGTAAGTGACTTGGACGACATCCCATGTGAGAACTAACTTTAACTAACGAACCATACTGGCGATACCTAAGTAACTCTGTATCATTCGTAGCACTATTAATACTTGAGTTAACCACTGTCCGCACATAGACATCTGGTGACCATTTTCGACCAGCCTTATCAACGAGTGCGGGTACACCTTGTTCTGCCCATTGCTCACTAGCTTTAGCTATTGCTTTGATAGCAGTTGTACCACTATCAATTGACCGCTTTGCATCACCAACAATTCCCCTAAACATCTGATACGCATTAGCGCTCATATTACGTCTAGCAAGGTTCAGATAATTATCCGTCTCTGTTAACTGGTCATTAACAACTTGCTTAAACTGTTGCGAATCCTTGATCGAATCCACTTGCTTTCCAGTAACCTTTTTAAGCCACTTTTCAGCTTGTTTGACATTATCTTGACTAATTGTACTAAGTCTTGTGTGCAATTGCTTAGACGCATGCTGTGTAGGTGAGACAGTTATTTTAGCAGCATATTTCCGTACATCGTCCGCATGGTTAAGTAACTCGTTTATCCATTCATTATCCGTATCATCATGTTTAGATGCTTCATTTCCTATTAGGTTGATAATGTAAGACCAGATCAAGTCTTCAACATTAGCATAGTTGTTAGCATCTTCATCCGAATAACCTGATAAATCCCATGGTTTAAGCATTATCCTCACCATCTTTACCGTTACCACCGACAACATCTTCAATTGCACCTTCAGCATTTGCTGTTTCTGAATTGATTTGGTCAAGAACCTGTTGAGCCTCAACATCAGTAATTCCATTGGCGCGCTTGATTGCTTCCAGCTGTGTCATGACGGGGTGATTGCCATTAGCTTTCATGTAATAATCTAGATTATCATTTCGGTCTTTGGCAATTGAATCATCAAAGTTAACAGAAATATCAATATCTGTTTGACCTGAATATTGTACGCCTGGATCATTTTTAGCCAGCTCCACAATAATCTGGCACATATGTTCAATCGCTTCTCCAATCAACGTTTCATGGCTGTTTTTTGATTGATACGTATCACTATTCTCACTAATTACCGCCGTTGCTGTGATAACACCCTGTTTGCTATCGAACGTAAACATATCTGCACTGAAACCAATTTGTGAAGAGTAGAAATGCAACAAATCATTGATGCCGGCCACAATTGCTTCATTTCGCAGTCCTAATGTAATATCAGTCGGTTTCGCTGACTCACCATCACCGCCACTCATTGTCGTGTTGTATGCCATATAGACATCTTCAGTCCAATCAACATAATACCGTTCTTTACCGGTTTGCGGGTCAACTTCACGTTTCAATTGATTTGCTGGTGCAACGATCCGTCGCTTGCCCTTTACAAACTCTTGGTATAGCAAGTCATAGGCTTCATCTAACTGGCACAACGTGTCTATGGCGTTAGCATAGATAGGAATACCCAATGGACTGTCAATGTGCAAATTATTAGCTAAATTAGGCTTTAAATAGATAAACGTCGGCCGTGAATAAAACTTCTTGGAATACTTGGTTGGCTTCGGTGACATGTTCTTGAACGCATCCGGCAAGTTACTCCAATCATCAATCTTCACACCTAAATCATCATTACTATTGGTCGTACTCTTGTAGACTTCGTTAGTCACGACATAGTCTGTATCTGTTTCTTCATGCCATTCCAGTAACGTATAGTAATGACTGTCACTCATGAACTTGGAGGCGATGACAGCCTCACTTACACCATTAGCATCCGACGTGATTGGATAGAATGCATCAGCAGTAGCAAATCGAATCTTAACTTTACCGCGATCGGTATATAGACGAATCACAATGCCACCAGTCGCGAACATGTATTCTAAGTAACGTTCGAAATTGTTATAGAAATGATTGTCCTTCAAGGTTTGCTGTACGAACTGATTCTCAGCCGTTTGATAATCATCTGGCGATGAGGGATCATCAGGATTCTTCGCGTTCTTTGGACTGACAGTAATGACAGCCTTTTGATTGAATACCAAACTTGCCATCTTCTTGGCGGCAACTGGTCCCATGTTTAATGACATCTTCTTGCGATCCAAGTAAGAATCGTCGGGTAGCTTTTTTTGTATTTTCAACCATTCCGGCGTTGATTGATAAATACTAAACCACTTAGCAATCAATCCATACTGAGCATCATCCGCCATTACCTTCTTATGGTCAGTTACACTTTGCAACTCAGCAGCTAATCCCATTTTGACTAACACCCCCTTTATCCAATCATGTATTCTGTTAAACAAGGCTAGTAACCTCCCTTGTATTTCTTCGTAAAGTAATTAGCAGCGTACCGGCACTCGTCCATTGCATGGTTATTAGCATCGACCGGCTTACCGGTTGTTTCATCACGTACATACATGCCTAATTCTTTAAGAAAGTTTAAGTGATCATAACTCATGTTAAGTAAGCCACTTTTAGGTGTTTCAACCAGTACAAACTGACCATCTGACATCAAGGATTGAAGACGCTCAATGCCTACTTCGATACCTTTAGCACTACCTACATGGTCATGCCCATTATTATCGGCTTTGCCAGTTTGAATACCAATTTTAATTAATTCCTGTCGCAATGATAAAGCCGCCGGGTCAACGAACACATAACTATAATGCAACTGATATGTGTTAACACACCAATTAATAAATCGTTTCAATTCACTAGCATATGTGCTCATCGCTTTCGGTGCATGTTCAGCATCGTCGCTACCACTATGATAGTAGTTAGCCACACGGTTCAGAACAAACTTATGATGTCCATCTGCCTTACGAACGCTCGTAACAATGTTACAGCTCATTGTGGTGGCATCATTTTGTCCAGCATCACCGCTAAAGTACATTTCAACTGGCTTGCCGATCAACGTTAGATTAGTCATGCTTTCTTGTTCGAACATCTCATAGATGGCGCCTTGTGGCATTACGCGCAAACCTAACCAGTCACGTTTATAACGATATAGACTGGATCTCATTTCAGATTCAGCAGAAGCTAGCTTAGCCGGTGTCATAACTGGGTTATCTTTCATTGTCCAGTGTAGCCAGTTAGCGTTGTATTCATCGAATAACTTAATAATCGGATCCTGCGGTGCCGGTGGATTTAAATCGGCCAAATGATAGCGCAAATCAGACTTTTGAGTTCGCCGAAATGATTCACGAATAAATTCTTCGTTTAGTAGATTGATTTCAGAATAAGCAACGGTACCGAGTGATAAGCCACGAATAGCATTGGCACTATTGGATTTACCACCGCCTTTAAAGTAAACTTTCTTTTTACCATTAGGCAAATCGAGCTCTAAATGGTCACCACCTCGATCACGCCGCAAATGTGAGTTCCCATCAAAGATGTAAGCTAACCCCATACCATCACCCTCGATAAACAGGTTATAAGCCATTTCCTGATTGTAAGCTGATACCAAATGTAATGGCTCTGGTGACTGCAAATAAGCTAGCGCTAACCGTGCGTCATCTGCCGCAGTCTTACCGGAACGAATCGATCCCTCGTTGACATCGAACACATGGTCAAAAGGCGACGCAATGAAGCGTGCTTGTTTCGGAGAATATCTAACTGTCTTCAACCACGTTCGCATCACTATTATCTCCTTTTTCATTATCTTTCACGATTGCTTCCTGAATACCAATAAGTAATGGATTTGTTTCGCCTTTGCCCTCAAGCTGGTCAGCCTGATACTCAGCAATGCGAGCTTCAGCGTTAGCCTTCCTAACTTGTGCATTCTGTAGCTCATTAGTACCATCAATAGAACCAAATCCAGCCATAGTTAAAATAGTTGTATTAGCCTGCAGTCTTACCATTTCTGATCTTGCGTTCAAGGAAAGACGATGTAACTGTTTGATGGCATCTGGCACATAATTATCTAGTGCAATATGCCGGTACTCTTGTTGGGCTTTGATAAAAATTTTGTTTTTTTTCCATTTAGCCAATGTCTGTCGTGAACGGTTTACAGTCTTTGCAATTTCTTCATCAGTAAGCTTGTCCTCAAACAGCATGATGATAGCTTTTTTCCGCCGTTCATCAAGGCTTTGAAAAGCACCATTTTGTAAACTTTTGTATACTGTCATTACATACCACCACACCTCCGTTAATTGGAATTAGCTTATCTACCATTTCAAAAGCTCGTCCATAATTTTCTGATCATAATAAGCAGCCCGACGTTTATTTGCTTCATGTAGAGCATCATCGATAGCCTTTTCCATTCGCAGGCACTCAGTTAGCTCATCACTTTTTGGGACACTTGCAGGTATTTCCATTCCGGTCACTCCTAAACTAATTGCTTAATGCGTTTTGAGAAACAATAGCAACGCTTGAATAAATTAATTTGAATCCACGATGCAACGTAAGAATGATTATTTTCGTCGTATTTCGTCATGTAATGATGTACCATTTGCTCGCCCTCCTTTATTTTTTATATAAAATTCACTAATCTAGTAAGTCGTAAGTTTGCTTAAAAATATCTGGCTTACATGGGTAAAGCTCACCGTGAACTCCTTTGATGATGTAATCACCCGCGTTGGCATGCATCTTGCCTTCCAAGGTGTTGATGTTCCATCCATCCCTAGCCTCATTCATTACACGATCAGCCATTGCACTAAAAATCCAAGCTGGGACTTTATCATCTATGTCTAGGTCAGTTACTTGCCAATACTCAATAACTATTGGTTTCTTTTGCGCTCGCATGCTGCACCTCCTTATTTTTGACCAAACTAAAAGCGCCATGCTGTTTAGCACGACGCTTATCCTTGTACCACTTATCTAGCCGAGCATCAGCTTGAACCCACTCAGGCGGCTCGTATCCGTACTTGCTGTGTATCATTTGTGTCATGGCATTACTCCTAAATTTATGTACACAAAAAGCCCGGTTCCGACCCCGGGCTTTAACTAATAGACAATGCCAGCGGCAGAGAGGAGCGCATCACCCCTTATAAATCCGCCGGCTACACAGATAGCTGGATTTGAACCAACATAAACGGTTTTGGAGACCGCCATCTTGCCAATTAGATCATATCTGCTTAATAATGGCACTTAATTCAGTTATGCTTATACTTAATTTATAGAAAGGAGGTCATATTATGAATTTAATTCCTGTTATTTCTAGTGACCTATCAGAAGTTGGGTATAACCCAAGCACTCAACAGCTAGAAATTGTATTTAACAGTGGAGGCGTCTATCTGTACAGTGATGTCACATCTGACGAGTATCAAGGCCTAATGAATGCCAGTTCTAAAGGCCGTTACTTCCATGCTTCTATCATACATCATCCATATGTGCGCATAAACTAATCCATATTGACAATGATCACTGCTGGACCATCAAAGCTAAATACTTTCTGGTCTCCAACAGTGATTTTTGCTTGCTCCTCTAACTGTAAGCTAATGGTCTGAATACCTAAGCGAGATTCTAATTCCTTCGAAAGCTCCTTAGTTGTTACATGCTTTAAATTCATTATTTCATCTTCCTTTCCCTAAAATTGACGTAGCCTGCTGGACTCGAACCAGCGACAACCTGATTAACAGTCAGGTGCTCTACCAACTGAGTTAAGGCCACAATAATAATCAATTAGAGCTATCAGAAAAACGTTTATTTGTCGCCCTAACCAATTATCGATAATACTAATTTACCACCAATTTATTGCTATGAAGTCCGGATTGAGTTCGGAAAAAGTTCGGTTAAAGTCCGGATTGAGTTCGGTTTTGGTAAATATTCAGGTCTTCTAGGTAATAGCTCTGTGCGAACTGCAGCATTGCCAAGGGCTTCCAGCGTTCAAAATACTGCGTCTTACTGTAGCCAATATCCATGTAGCACATCGTGTCGCTGTAACCTTGCAAATATAGCCGATCTAATATCTCCTGGCACTCATGATCACAGCGAGCCATGGCCTGAATAGTCTGTCGGACAATCTGCTCTGCATACAGGCGGCGTGTAATCCGATCCTCGGCCGAATTACCAGCTGGGGCCGACTTAGGCATGCCATCCATGCTAGGCGATTTTAAATCAGCGACCGAATGGCCGGACGCTCGAACTGCTTGCGGTAACTTCTTATCCAGGAACCGCCGCACCTGTTTAATTGTTTTCTCCTGGTCAATTGGTGGAAAAATTTCATCTGAAATAACTTGCTGTTCGCCCATCATGCGCCCCTCCGCTTTCGTATGCTATAATTAACTTATTCGGAATTAGTTGTAGCGCGGTCAGCGATGGCAGCGCTTTTTTATGTTATACTTACAACGGTCATTCGAGTGGTCCCGTGACTGGTCGCCTTAACGGGCGGCTTTTTGTTTGCTTCGGTGTGTTCCTTCATGCGCCGGTGCTTCCGTTTAATCGTTGAACGCTTCTTAGTGTGTTTAGGCATAACTCACAATCCTTCCGGTACGCGCTCTTTAATGTACGCATCAAACTGCCGTTCAATTCTTTGGCTCTCTCTGGCTAACTGATCCACTGTTGTAATGCGTTCACTACCGGTCCGGATTAAATACCCACGAAGCCAGTGCAATGCGTCCTCGACGTTTTTACAGTGTGCTAGGGGTACTTCTACCAGCCGATTAATACCAGACTTTTCATCGTAGCTAGTTACCGGATGCCCATGGCTGTCTAATGACATCCTGTTAACCTTAACTTCGTATTTGTCACTAGTCAGATGATACTGGTCAATTTTCATATCAATCATGTTTATTCGTCCTCCGTAATTTCATCTATTTCTACTCGCGGGTTTCGTTTATCAACGGCAAATTCGTCCTGGAATCCTGTGATATGCTTTCGATTGTCGTTGCCTAAAAGTCCAGCCTTCATAAAGCCGTCAAGCACAAACTTTTTAGCAAACGCGATATTGTCCGCATCTTTTCGGTTGTTCTTTGTGTACCACGTAAATTTAAGCTTGCAAGGCCAATTAAATTCAACTCCAGAATTATGACTAGCCCGCGCATATACACTACATAAGGCCGTGTACCGCTTCTTTAGGTTAGCTGCCGCATACCGATTGGCCCGTTCAGCCTTGATGTACTCATTTAAGCTAGGTAGTTCGCCCTTAATCACGACTTTGCTCATACTTTCGGCACCTGGCTAATGTAGTAGCCACAGACAATGCCATTTGAGTAGCTTGCTTGCCTTATCGATCTAGCTGGGGCGTCGATCTTATCACCTAGCAAATCAACTGTTTGCCCAGTAATAATCTCGTTGGGATTGTCGTACTTTTCAGCACGCCAGTAGCCGTTCCGCAACGGCAAACTGTACTTGTGCACTAGATAGCTAACCCGCTGACTAATATAGCCAGTCTCATCGGTCAACGCCCTTATCGTATGGTTACCATCACGATGGGCACGGCGAATATCTCTAATTTGCTCACGTTCCTCAGCTTGGGGATCTGGTAACATACTAGCTAAGTAAGCTTCATCACTGCGTACCTTAGTCCCAGGCTTAACCAGTCTAACCGGAAACGACCATTCACCAGATTTGTAGTTATGTTGCGCGAGCTTAAACATTTCCGGTTCGGGCCCCATTGCTAGTGGGTGATCAATGTCCGGTCTATCAGCGTTAATTACTAGCACCTGTGTTTCAGTCATGCGCTCACCTCCGTTTGCAATCCTTGTCTAGCTTGCTCTAAATCAATAAAATACTCGGCTGGCTTACCCCAACATTGGGTCAAATCAAAATTTAAGCCATCCCGCTGATATTCAATAATTAAAACCTCGAGTGCAAATAGCTTGTACTCATGAGCGCACACCTCATCTTGCGCACTACCACCGGCCTTTAAATGCCGCTTCATACGCTGCTTAGTCCAATGCAACGCGGCCGGTTCATAGGCATGGTTAGCGGCTAAATTGACTAATTGATTGCCCCAATTCATTTAGCTTCCTCCTGACTGTTCATGAACGCTAGGAACGCCTCGTCACTCATATCTTCCTGCTGGTTATCGCTTGAGTTTGGCTTAGAATCCGCCTGAGAAGCGCCGTTTTGCATCCACTTTGGTGTAACTTCTTTACGGCGTGGCTTTGAATAGCCACTAGGTTTTCTTTCGCTCTTCATGCGGTCGTCATGATTAGCAGCAGCCTTTTTAGCCTGCTCTAACGTCGTAATATTTCGTTTCTTCCAGCCCGCAACAATTGCACGAACGTATTTCAAACATGCATTGGATCCAATCTGATGTTCTCCAGCAACCCAAATTGCATAGGCAATCACCTCAGGCTTGAACTCTTCCAGCCATTCATCAATCTCAGGTCGGGCAATACCATTTGGAAATCCCCACAGGTTGGTCCAATCGTTAATGACCTGCTCGCGCGTGACACCCGCGTCATCATCATAAGAGTCAGTATCAGTCAAGTCAGGGTCAGTACTAGTAAGTTCTTTATGTTCTACTGGTTGACCTCCACCTTGCCCAACCGGTTGGCCTACTTTATCTAAACCAGTTGGCCTACTTTTATGACTTGTAGTTGGGTTACTGGTTGGGTAACCAGCTGACCTACTATATAAATTAATAATGCGATATTCAGGCGGTTTCACATTTTTCTTGCCTCTAACGTATTTAATTAGTCCTAGTTGCACTAATGAGTTGCGTGCTTTATCGAGGCCGGGTTCGGATAGTCCTGTCAGACTGAGTAATGCCGAATTTTTCATGCGAAACTGAACGTCCAACTTGCCTTCATCGTTCGCATAGTCTAATAACTCGCGATACAGATTATTTTGGCCGTTAGAGACACTCGCTTCATACATTTTAAAATTGCGGTACGCTCGTCGTTGCTTGAAGTAATCCAAATTCGTCCCTCCTTTACTAATGGGCCTTTCACCCGTTCGGTGGATTCAGTCACTGCTGCATTCAAGCCAATTCTGTTTAGTCAATCTATGAGTAAGTCGTCTGCACTAACGACGCTCTCTAACTTTTTGGTACTACGACAATAAGCACAATGTCCGCATTGGATAGGATCTGCTTCGCCTTTAATGACATCTTGAATATGCTGTTGAGATTCCAATACCTGGTTCATAGCATTAGTAAGTCGGTACTCCGGTAAATCAATAGCCTGCTTGTCTGGTGGATCCTGTTTGCTTACTGCCACGATGTACGGTTTACACGTCACACCAAACTGCTGCTTAATCAGTTCCTGATACACGGCCATTTGAAGCTGATAGTTATACGCATAAACAAATGGTTCCCGTTCACGGCTTTCTTCATTCCAATAACATTTATAAATATCAGCGGTCGTTTTCAGATCCACGAAGTAACCTTGTTTCAAATTTAGGCAATCAATCTTTCCCTTCCAGGGATAACCATCGATTTCACCAGTTACAATCACTTCCTTATCGCCTTGATAAAGAAGATTAAAATCATGGTCGTCAGATAAGGCTTCAATCATGGATTCAGCAATTTTGAAGTCCTTTTTTAGGTGGCCCTTGCTCGGTCCTCGGCTTGAAATTGCTTCGGAGTGTTCATCAACGAACTTCGCATGAGCTTTCTCGCTTTCAAAGTAGCTGTGAAGCCAGTTTCCAACGACTAACGCCGTTGAGTTCATACATGGTTCCCATTTACCCTGCAACTCGGCGAGTGCTTCAGCCTCACAGGCTAAAAACTTCTTGAACCATGTTGCTGACATAAATGATTGATCTGTCCAGCGATCGTAATAGTTAGCTGGCGTCAAGGTCTCCGAGGTTATCGAAGAGGTTTTGCTGGTCGACTTCGTCTTTGACAGGTTCTTGATCATTGCTTGATGCCTCCTTTGCAGCCGTTCTAACGGGTTCTTTAGCTGGTTCAGCAGCTTCTACCTTCTCGGCTTTATTCTCTGCTACATCAGCTACCAATGACCTTTTAGTCGGTGTTACGTCTTTTCTATCGTCATTCTCATATTCGTTGCTAGTGGTTTCATTAACTGCTTTTACAAATAAATCGTTGTCTGAGCTTGAATTAATATAGAACTTCGCAGCTCGATTGATGACTGTACGTTTCGCCATCTCTTCTGGGAACTCGTTTTGAACCTTCTTCGTCTTAGCGTGGCTCCAACTGGTGTCGATGTCTTTTTTTGTCATAACCGTATATGTCCGGTTCCCGTTGATGTCTTCGATCCATGCAAAGGCCCCGATAATTGGCTTGTCTAAGTTCTCAAAGCTTGGCTCGAACTCCTTAACCACCAGCACCCCATTTTCACCGCCAATCTTGAACGTGTCGTCTTTGTGGACGACCTGTGCTTGAATATCCTTAACGTTTGAAAGACGCTTTACAACGCTAATTGAGCCGAAATAGGAGCGTTGCATGACTAACTGGTTGCCATAAGGAATGAAATAGCATTGGTTTTTAGCCGGGCTCAATCCTTGAATTGCCATGTTCATCAACGCCTTGATAACTGATCCTTGGTCACACTTATCAAGTAATGGTTGCCCCTTAGACGTATCACTCAAAATCAAGTAAGCACTGTTTAATGCATTCCCTACTGAATAATCAGGTGGTAATGACAAGCCTTCATTATTCTTCATATCCTCAATATTGTTATTAACCATCGTAACTAACTCATTACTCATGCTTCTTCCTCCTCTGATACCCAGTGATAGCCCAGACGTGTCATCATCGTGTCCGTGTCGATGTGTACTAGTAGCTCGTCCCATAGACGGGACTGACCAAACACATCAATCAGCCATTGCCAATTAGATTCCTCACCTTGATCTGGATACAACACACTTACGTCAGTCGAACCGAAAGTGACGATACAAATGGCGCTCAACATATCGGCCTGCATATCAGTCGCCCACTGCTTAAAGTCATTGTTATCGATGTAATCTTGAAACAACTGCGCCTTGTCGAACTCGTCACCATCGTAGCAATAGTTATCTGCGTCAAGTACCCAGTCGCGTGAGTCGTTACGTTGCTGCCAATGCTCGTTTAAATCTGCCTGTGCTGGCATCATTTTGCCCACCTCCGTGTCAAGCGTTGCCTTAGTGACTGTTTCGGAGTACAATAAAAATCGAAAATAAAATTGTTAAGCGTCTTAGCTGCACGGGTACTCCCAATACTCGAGCAGCTTTTTTCGTACTCAAATTTGTACTTTGGTGATACTTTGCGTACTTCCAATTCGTTCTACCTCCTTAAACGTGTTAAAAAGACTATCTAACTCCTGAATCGTGAGCTGATACGTTGGGGTGCCCTAAAGAGCCTTTTGGACCCGGATCATCGCACCCCACATATCGCATTCTGAAGGCTTCCGTGTTACTTGCGATAACATGGAGGTCTTTTTCTATTGCCCATAATACGTATACTAGTTGCTTTAGTGTTTTTGTCATGTCTCATCATCTCCTTAAATTCCAAACCAGCTAGCAACTTCATGACGCTTGAACCACAATGCAGTTAACGCACAGCCTACTAATGCTCCTTCAATCATTGCTATTTCCTCCTAGCCATTTTCTTGATTGACTTTATCGATTACTTCCTGCAATTTATCCATTGGAATACCGGCATACTCAGCTTTCTTAGCTAAATCAGTTATCTCGGCGCTAATCTCTTCAGCGTATTCACGTGGATAACGTTCAATAACTAGCTGCTGCGCTGGTGTCCGATCATTTGGATTAATCGCAATAGCATTCTCAAACTCAGCTTCCATTGCCTCTCGTTCTTGCTGCTCTTTCTTCTGACGCATTAGGGCTGAGAACATATCACCCTTTAGACGCCTGTCATTCTGAAATGACAGCACTCCGAAATTCTCACGAGCACCAGAATAGCTAAGCCAAAAATCGTTAATTTTGTTTGCTAACGACTTCCGAATTTGTGGATCAGTGTTCCTTGACCCGTTTTTCAATCGTGACAACTGCCCGGGAGAAATATGCGTCCCGTCGGCAACTTGCTGCTGTGTTGATTCTTTATGCCTGTCCAACGCTAATGACAATTGCTCTGCAAACTTGTTCTTCATACCTACACCTCTGTATTTTGGAAAGGGCTTTATATGGCCTTTCCGTGTAATTCACTTATAATTTAGTTAGTCGGGATGGCTTAATAGGTAATCCATCATCTCAGCTGCTGGAATCTGCCAGCCGTTATGGGTATTCACATAATCAATGAAGCCACCCTGTTCAATATCCAAATCATGGCGATGCTTGGTTAAATATCGTGAGGCTCGTTCGGTTGACTTGGTTCCGTATTTATACTTGGCCAAATCTTTAAGCTTCCAAGTACGAATACCAAGTTGTGCTTGCTTCCAGGCTTGGAACCTCTCATATTCTTCTTCGCTAATGAATTGGAATCCCTTTGGAGCCTTATGCCGAATCAATATCGTATCTGACATGTTCGCACCTCCTAATATGAAACTGACATAAGTTGGCTAGCTTGCTCGTTATACTCGGCCGTTACTGCTCGAAATTCAGCATCTAGTGCTTTATCGCTTAGTGCCTCAAACATTACTCTTGGTGTTTCTGGCTTAACCTTTGCTAGTGCATTGATTAATGTAGTTCGTGATAGATGTGTCATTTTGCCGACTCCTTTGTCAATTTGTATGCTTTCGCCGATATGATACGTTTAGTATCTTTATCTGGTAAAAAAATATCAGGAAACAAAATTTCTGGTTTAACCTCAAAAAGATATGAAAATTTAGCAATTAATTTGCTACTAGGGTTGCGCGATCCATTTTCTATGCTTCTGACAGTTATTTCCGCAACATCAAGTAATTTTGCAACACTATTTTGAGACCAACCATTCCTATTTCTTTCTGCAATAAGTCGTTCACGCTTCATTTTTGCACCTCCAAATCCGATACATATCGTATCAACAACTATTATAATAAACGATACTTTAAGTATCGTCAAGTGTTTTTGGAAACTTTTCGTATCATAGATTGAAACCGATACGCAGTGTATCTATACTGATACATATAATATCCATTAAGAAAGGAGCGTTACTATGGCATCTTCGGGAATTGGGAATCGTTTAAAAGAATTACGAAATATGCAAGGTAAGACACAAGATGAGGTTGCAAAATCAATTGGTATCAGTAGAGCTCGATATTCACATTTAGAAAACGAACGTAACGAACCCGATAATGAACTACTAAAACTTCTTGCTAGCTATTATGAAGTATCGACTGACTATCTTCTTGGAAATAGCGAAAAAAGTCATAAATCTCCAGACTGGGCTACCGAGGCAGATCGTATTGATTTAGATAAGTTGCTCCAATCCAATACTCCAATGGGTTACGGTGAAATGAGCATGTCTCCTGAAGACCGTGAAAAAGTCCGCAATGTTATTGAAGGTATCTACTGGGATCGATTGAAAGAGCTTCGAGAAAAAGGAGAAAAGTAGGTGTATCTATGCGATACGACACGTATCTTAAAGTAGAACAACTTGCAGAATCCTTTGGCACATACGATCCGTTTACAATTTCAGAAAAATTAGGATTCAAAGTTCACTTTAAGGATATTGGTTCAAATGTGGGGTTTTGCACTTCAATATTAGGAACCACAGAGATAATTATTAGTGATAGTCTTCAAGATTCACCCGCTAGGCTTCCGGTTATGGCTCACGAATTATGTCATGGTATTGAGGACACGGCCTGTGTTTCTTGGTACACACTTGGTGACTATCAGAAAAACAGTGCTGAGTATAAAGCCAATGCCTTTGCATGCCAAGAATTGGCGAAGCTATACGAAGAACAATACGATGAATTACCTGATAGCTTCAATGCGCTAAAAAATGCGTACGGATTACCAGATGAATTTTTGGAATTTTTTTCGTTTTCGTAATGTGAGTTAAAATTTAATTATCATGGGGATTTCTATTTGGAGGAGTTTCAATTGAAAAAGGGACTAATTTTAGGAATTACATTGTTATCATTTGGCTTAGTAGGTTGTACCAACACAAGTACAAGTAGTTCTAGCCAAAATAGTAGCGATACTAGCAAAACAGCAACTAAACAGCTTACAAACAAACAAGTAACGGCAATTTATAACACTACTATGAATGCTGAGGCGGATGTTTGGAGTAAGTTGACAGATTCAATTAAAAGTAATGATAACGAAATGTCAGATGCAGTTAACAGTGCAGATACGGTGCTAACTAAAAATGAAGCCACTTTAAAACAGCATAAGAGTGAAGGCGGTGTCTCTGACATGTCAAAATTAGTGCAATATTCACATACATTAATTGATGACTACCTGGGACAACTTAAGCTTGATAAAAAAGGAAATAGCTTAATTTCAAAAGAAGCATTATTGAGTCAAAAAATAAGAAAGCAGTTTAATATTTCTGCTCCAACAAAACTAGATACCGCAATTAAGAGTGCAACAAAAGCAATAAATGCAATGCCAGGCGTTTCTGGCAAAACAATTCGAACTACCAATTATACAATCACAATTACTTCGACAGAAACCACACCACATTTTGAGGGTGGAACCGACTTGATTGTCTACTATACATTCAAAAATACTTCTAAGAATAAAAATATTGAACCAACTGAATCACTTATCGAGGGTGCTCATTTTACTCAAGAAAGTAAAACGTCAATCAATGACTTGGACCTCGGTAATCCTTCAAAGGACTCTGGTGAATGGAGCTCGCTTGAAAAAGCTGCGTCACAAAAAGTTAAACCAGGTGCCGAAGTAAAGTGTATGGGGAGCTATGAATTGGACAATAATGAATATCCTGTCAAAATCCAAGCTACTGATCCAGATAACAATGATGCCAAACTGGGTACAATAACTTTAGATCTGCCAAATAACTAACACTTCTCGGTCGCTACCGAATGGAACACAGATAATCTGAATGCTAAGTATAATCAGTAACCCGAGTGACCAGATAGGATGTCGATAAAAGCTAGGAGTTGGGACTACTCATAATTCGGGGAATTATTATTATTGGGGAATAACATATTTTGGAGGGATTACTTTGGAATCATTTTTTATACTTATGTTCTTTTTATCGCTAATTGCACTGGCTTATTTCTTAATCAGATGGGGAATTTATCACTTTCAGGAAGCTGGGATTGATCGTCCCTATAAGAAATACACCTTAATTTCAACAGGAATTGCCGTTCTGTTTTTAATATTAGGTATAGCTGTGGCCCCTTCTGGTACAACAAAATCAAGCGCATCGCAATCAGACGCTGTCTCCAGTAGCAAGGCTAAGAAAAGTTCAGCAACAGATGCATCGAAAAGAAAGGCTAGTATCAGTAAAGCTAACTCTATTAAAGAGAAGGATTCATCTGAAAGCGCCCTATCAAGCAGCAAAGAAGAATCTGCAAGTATTGCTGCCTCCAAGTCTGAATCCAAAGAGAATTCAGAGAGTATGGCTAGTTCTGAATCCGAAGCAAGCAAAAAGCAGTCTGAGGCAGAAAGCTCTTCAATAGCTAAAGCCAGTTCAGAATCATCAGTTGCTAGCTCGTCATCAGCTAAAAAAGCGAGCGAAACAAGTACTACAGACAATGCTTCTTATACACAAAACGGTGGTTGGACTACTGCTGCTTCTGGTATGGTTTTTGTATCAGACTCCAATAAGTACTACACCAGCGTTAAAAATCCAGGTAATTACCAATATATGACCCAGAGTGCTGCTGATAATTCTGGTGCCAAGCCAGCACCACGGGGCAATCAATACGCAAGACCATAACAAGTCCAAGCCCTCGTCGGGGCTTTCACGCGAGCGTAGTTCAACGGTAGAATGGTTCCTTTAATTCAAATATAGCCTACCTTCCAATGCAGGTTCGACTCCTGCCGCTCGCATAGAGATTCTTAACTCAATCAAACACAGGAGAATCACCAATGTTCAATTCTTTAACTTATTTTTTTAAAAGCATGTCCTCTATTAAGTGGAGCACTGAGCTATTATTTGCGGCAATTATATCAGCATTAGTTGCATATTTTCTCTATAAAAAGCTTCATCACTAAATTATTACAAACGTGGGTGTAGTTCAACGGCAGAACAGCAACTTCTTATGGGATACCCTTCCTTTATTTCTTATTGCCATGCGGGTTCAACTCCTGCCACTCACATTGACCAGTCAGGATGTCATTAAAAGCCAGGGGGTTAGAATTTAATCATCATGGGGATTTCTATTTGGGGAAATATTAATTTGGAGGAAACATCAATGAAAAAAATGAGTATTGTCTTTGTAGTCATTATAGCTATAATTTTCACACTGGCTGGTTGTGGAAACAAAAAGCCTGATTATACTGCTTCAACAGCAGAATCAGCATTAAATGCTAATAAAGATATTGAGGGAAAAACCGTTCAATTCAAGGTCAATAAAGTTGTTCCAAATAGCGCATTTGGTTATAACCTTGAAACTGGCAAGCACTTGAATTTCGTAAGTTATGAAAATCCTAAGGTGAATAAAGGTGAAACAGTTACGGTAAAAGTTAAGAAGGCTAGCTCATCTGTGGGTTCTTGGGTTATATCATACACAAATCTCAAAAAAGATTAACTGTAAATAATTGGCCCTTAGTTGGGCTTTCACGCGAGCGTAGTTCAACGGTAGAACAGTACTCCTTTGAATTGCTAACTAAATACTTTCAGATGTAGGTTCGACTCCTGCCGCTCGCATTGTAACAAATAACCCATACTACCGCTTACTTTAGTACGTACATCGCGTGGGCGTAATTCAATGGTAGAATAACGATTTCAGCCCTTCTCTCTCGTTTGAAATTGTTATGTAGGTTCAATCCCTGCCACCCACTTTTAAAAGAAAGAAGGTAAGATTATGGATAAAGATATGTCGAAATATGAACTCATAGATAACATTACTAATGACTTAACCTCTTTTATTAATCTGTATGCTTTCGTTTATCTTACAAAAGATAGCTACTCAAGGAAAGAATGTGGCCGCATAATCCAAGGAATGGAAAGAGATATGGTTGATCGTCTTAAGCAAAAATAATTTTAGGTACATTCTAATTAACTGTTGAGCCGACCAAAACCCATTGTTGGCTCTTATGCGAGTGTAGTTTAGTGGTAAAACGACAGCCTTCCAAGCTGTAGTCGCGGGTTCGATTCCCGTCACTCGCTTTGTTTATTTAATAATCCACACTTAACACTAATACTTGTGAAAATACTATTAAAAGGGGGATATTTTGTTGCTAAAAATAGATTCCGTCACGGAACAGACAAAAGCCGGTACTAGATGTCCATTTCTTGTTACTTGCAATGATCAAAAGCAGTACATAATGAAATGTCGTAACAACGAACCTTCCAGTGATAAATATTTGTTTAATGAACTTATAGGCTCACGTATCGCTACATTATTAGAACTTCCTGCTCCTAATACGTCCCTTGCTCGTCTTTCTCAACGAACTATTAGTAACAATAGATCACTTGACGACCTCCATTTCATCCCAGGTACCGTGTTTGTCTCCGAATATCTAAATGGATCGCCTGGTATGAACCCTATTATTTTTAATGCAGCAACTAATAGTGACGATTTTGGTGGAATTCTTTTCTTCGATCAATTAGTAATGAACACTGATCGCGGTGAGAATCCTGGAAACTGGTTCTATGACCGGAAATTACGAAAGTTATGTATTATAGATAACAGTAATATCTTTAGATTAGCTAGTATTTGGAATGCGGTAAGTTTGTCACAAGATATGAGAATCCCTCCATGCACATTGGATCAATTGGATCAGTCTGGATACAAAATGATTAGACAAATCATCCAAACTAAAGTAGAATATCCCTTTGATAAAATTAGACGCTTAGCCAAACAAATAACTGTGGAACAAATAACCGAAGCCTTTACTGATATTCCAACTGATTGGAGAATATCAATGGCAGAGCAAACAGCAGCTTTTGATTTCATTTGCTACCAGTTTAAACACACAGATGATATAATTGCCGCATTAAATGTCTATGTTAGAAAGGAGGCAAATTGATAATGGCAGAATTCAAGTTATATTTTTCAGTATTAAAATATATTCCAAGCCCCATAAGAAGAGAATCAATTAACGTTGGTGTAGTTTTCCATATTCCAGAAATGAAAATTTCTCGATTTCAATCTATAAAATCAACCAACAGATTATCCAGTTTTGATGATGAATATGACAAGGAGTTTTTTAAGTTAATGATGGATTCTTTTCATTATGAATTTGACTATCCAACTTCTATCAATAATGAGCTTAGTGCTAACGTTATGCTAAACAATGAAGTACTATCCAATCCTGACTTTCTTCGCCAGCAAACCAATGACTACTCAAATGAATTTCAATTTGATGCTGTTAATACCATGTATACATCTGATTCAGATTATGTTGCTGACATAAATGACTTAATAAAAACTTATCTTTACTACGATCGCCCTAAATCTGAACGTATCACTGCTCAGGAGGTACGTCGTCTGCTGTCTAAACAACTGCGCTTAACTGGTTTTAAACACATACAGCGTAAACCAGATATTCCTAGTGACTTTGATAATAAATCATTATTTGATTTTCAAATTGGCGATTATTTTATTAAAGTAATTTCATTCGATTATGCACATTCAACCACAATGGCAAAGGAAATCAAAAGCGCTTTATACGATTTAGATGAGGCTACCAACAATTTTGATATAAGTAGGATAAAAATTGTTGTTAATGACGCCTCTGAGACATCAAATAAACAAGCATATAACCTATTCGCAAAAAAGGTTAAACAATATATGTGTTCAAAAAATAATAACATTGAAATCGTTTCATTATCAAAATTTACCAGTAGCAAGTTTTAGTATCTATTTTATTAAGTGTAAAACATATGCCCCCCTGAAAGGGGTATATATTTTGGATTAAAAAGAACATACGTTCGGGAATGTCAACCTATTGTTATTTCCAGTTGGGAGGAATAAAACATGTCAGTAACCAAACTTAATAATGGTAAATGGCAAGCCCGTGTCTCTTATAAAGATGATGACGGTAACTATAAGTCGGTTACTCATTTAGAAAAGCGCAAAACTGACGCTGTTGAGTGGGAAACTAAAACTAAGAATGCTCTGCTGGAAGGTGCTGACCTATCACGTAGCACCGAGAGCCTAAAGCACTACTTTCTTGATTGGATCAGAATTTACAAAACTGACGGTGTATCGCGTCATACTCACGAGCTATATATGGGCAACTGGCGTCACGTCTCTGCATATTTTAAGGATAAACCTATGAGCGCAATTAAACGTCCAGATTACCAGAAGTTCCTGAATGAATTTGGCCGCAGTCATGGAATTGCCACATCTCACAAGCTTCATCAACAAGTACACACTGCAATCAAGGACGCCGTAGCTGATGGTATTCTAAAACGAGACTTTGCTTACAAGGCACACGTCACTGGACGCCCTCCTAAGCCCGTAGAGGAAAAGTATTTGACGTTGTCCGATTATAAGAAGCTGCGTAAATACCTCATTAAAACGGCTGATTATGACCACATGACTATGCTGATGATGCTGTTTCAATTAGAAACTGGAACCAGGTTCGAGGAAGCTGCTGGTCTGACGTGGGATAATTTGGATTTGAATAATGGAATAGTTCACATTAAACAGCAATGGGACGCCCGTAGACAGACTTTTCGTCCAACTAAGGGAAATGGACAGGCCGATGGAGATATAACCATAGGACCCGCCTACTGTCGTTTTATGAGGAGCTATCGTAACACGCAGAAGGATTATTTAGAATTGCACGAAATGAAGAACCCTAAGAACCTCGTATTTTGGTCTAAACTAGGAAAAATCGTGGGCAATGGGAATGCAAACGAAGAGCTAGGACGTATTTGTAACCGTCTAAATATCAATAAAGTTACAACACACGCCATGAGGCATACACACGCTTCGATTCTTATCTTAAATCATGAGTCCCTTCCCTATGTTCAACATCGCCTTCGACATCAGAAACTAGAAACGACCGTTAACACCTACGTCCATCTTATTGAAGAAGAAAACGGCGTATCAGATAAGAAGGCCACTGAGCTAATGGATGAAGGATTTTAG